GCTTGTGATCGCGGGCGTCGTGGCCCTCGGAGCCTACCTGCTCTACGCGTCTGGAGTCGGTCAACAGGCGATCGACTGGCTTTCTGGTGCGTTCGGTGGACTGCTTTCCGACGCGTCGGAGGCGTGGGAAGGAATCTACGCGGCCCTTTCCAGTGGCGACATCCAGCAAGCCGCTGCTGTCTTCTGGGGGCTCATCAACCTGGAGTGGGAAAAGGGCATCAATGCCATCAACCAGCAGTGGATCAACGCCAAGGATTTCTTCCTTCAGACTTGGAGCAACGCGTCGTTCACCGCTGCCGGCTACTTCATCGACGCATGGGCCATGGTCGAAAACGGCTGGGTGGAGACGGTGGACTTCCTAGCCGACACATGGGCCATTTTCACCAACGTGCTCACGAAGACGTGGCACTCCACGATCGGTTTTATCAAGAAGGCCTGGGTGCAGCTGAAGGCGCTTTTCGACAAGGACATCGACGTCAACGCCGAAGTCAATCGGATCAACAACGAGACGAATGCAAAATGGGCGGAGGCCGACAACCAGCAGAACGCCGTCATCGGTAATCGCAATCAGAGCCGCAAGGAACGCAAGGCCGAGATCGAGCGAAACCGTCAGGCCGCACAGGCAAACCTCGGGCAAGACAAGGCAGCCAGCGACAACCGACGGCAGCGGGAGTTCGACCAGCAGCGAAAGGATTCCGAGGGCAAGGTGGACAGAGCCCGTAAGGGATTCAAGAAATCCGTCGACGACGCGAAGAATGGTGAACCACCACCGAAAAATCCGCCCCCAACCATCTTGATGCCGATGGTGCAGGAACAGAAGAAGCTCGAAAGCAAGGGCACCTTCAACGCATTGGCGGCGCGAGGTCTCGGCTCAAGCTCGCTGGCCGACCGCACTGCCAAGGCCACTGAGAAGTCGGCCGAGCTGCTGAAGAGCATCGACAACGGCGTCAAGCAAGCAGGGGGCGTATTCACATGAGCATCGCGATCTACGAAACATTCGATTCTCGCCGGTTCACCGACGGACTCGTGTCCAACGGCGAGCTCAAATACATCGTCACGGGAACGAACGACGAGTCGGAGGTACTCGACGCGCTGCTGGCCGAAGCACCCTCCACTGTCAACGATCTGCGGCGGATGGAGGTGTCGGCCGAGCCGCTCGGAGGCGGCATCTGGGCCTGCACCGTTCCCTATGAGTCGCGCCGCGAAAGCCAATACACGTTCGAGACGGGCGGCGCGACCAGCCACATCACGCAGTCGCTAGGCACAGTCGCCCGGTACGCCGCTTCGGGATACACGGCGCCAGACTTCTACGGGGCCATCGGAGTGAACGGTGATTCGGTTGACGGCACCGACATCACTGTGCCCGTGTTTAACTTCACCGAGACCTACCGCGTGCCGAGCTCAACGGTGACCGGCACGTACAAGATGAACCTCTTCAACTGCACCGGGAAGACGAACAACGCGATCTTCCGCGGGTTCGCCATCGGCGAGGTGCTCTTCCTGGGCGCGAGTGGCACAAAGACGGGCCTCGACGATTGGGAGATCGCGTTCAAGTTCGCGGCCAGCCCGAACGTCTCCAGCCTCTCGATCGGCGGCGGCATCACGGTCTCCGCGAAAGCAGGGTGGGATTACCTCTGGGTGCGGTTTGCCGACGCGGAGGACACGACGGCCAACGCGCTGGTCAAGCGGCCCGTGGCGGCCTATGTCGAGCGGGTCTACCAGTCGGCCGACTTCACGACGATGGGGCTCTGACGATGGGCGACGCATTCAAGCGAGTCGTGAGCGGCGACACCCTGGAGATCCGGGCCGCGGCGTGGAACGCATGTCTGGACGCCGCGGAAGCCCACCGGCAAGGCGCCAGCCCGCCTCTGGTGAACGGCCCTCAGCAGTTTCGCCAGGCCGACATCGTGCTCGTCAAGAACTCCAGCGGGTCGACCGTGTCGCGGTTCGGCGTGCTCGGGATCAGCGGGGTGATCTTCACGCCGTCGGCCGCGCTCGCATCGTTCCAGAATCAAGTCGCGTTCACCGGAGTAACGCCGACCACCGCCGACCACAAGGGCAAGTTTCTGGTGTGCCTCGATCCAATCGCCAACGGGAAGGTCGGCCGGGCGTGGATCGCGGGCGTGTGTCAGGTGCAGGTCGACGTGACCGATGCGATGCACAAGTTCGTCGACGTCAAAAACTCTGACCGAACAAAGCTCTCCTCGGGGTCGTCTGGGTCGGCGCGGATTCTCTACTCGCCGGGCGGCACCGGTACGAAGTGGTGCGTCGTCCGGATCAACGACCCATCCGGCGGCGATCCGGTGCGGCTTGGGAAGACGACCGCGGCTTGGACGAAAGGCACGACCGCAACAATCGACCTCTACGAAGAAGGCACTCCGCCGAACGAGACCGCCAAGTCGACTCCGGACACGCTGGAGAACTGCGTGAACAAGTTCGCGACCGTCGCCGCGAACAAGTGGGTAATCGTCGCCAGGGGCGCGAACGGGTATTGGTACCTGATCGCGGCGGAGTGCGTTTGATGGTTATCTTCCCCGGGTGTTCGTGCTGCGGCTGCACGGAAGACTGTTGCAAGACGAAGTACTACAGCTACAAGGACACGACTCCGCCTGGCAAGTGGTACGACGAGTGCCCGGACGTTGGTGACTGCTACGGCCGAACCGGATCGTGTGGCAACAACGTCCTTGAAGGGTTCATCGTCGAGAAGTTCTGCAAGCAGTCGGTGACCGGAAAAGACATCAACGCCACGCTCCGCGAGAACTCCGCCGTCGATGACTTTGGCACGATCGCGGGGATCAGCACCACGCAGGTCTGTGGACAGCTTGGAATCATCACGGCCGACCACGACATCACGGACCAACTCGTGATCGAGGACGACCCAGACGACGGCCAGTATGTTCTGGCGAAGGTTCCGTTTCGCATAGTAAACGCGAATCCCGGAGGCCCATACGGCGCGTCGAACGTGGTCATTTGTTGGTGTTGCACCGAGCCGGACGCGGAGCCGTGCGACTGCTGCAAGATCGACCCGCCGCCCCCGCCGCCCAAGAAGTACGGATGCAAGAATGGCGAGTGCGTCGATGTTTCTGGTGACAACCCGCCTACGGGCCTTGTATTTCTCACTTACGACGATCCAACCTGCGGCGGCAACTGCGGATCTGTCACCGGCTACTGCTGCACCGACTACGGACTCGTCGAAGCAACAGCCAATCAGTGCAAGGCGTGGGGCGGAACGTTTCACGACTACGGCGAGCAGTTTGATATGACGTGCGGATGCGATTGCACGATCGGCGGCGACTACTACGACACGCAACGAGATAATCCCGTCCCGGTAACGTGCGACTCTGGCGGCACTGCCGAATACATACCGTCCGACAAGTCGTGGGGCGGCAACGTCACCGGATACTCCGCAACCGATACTTACGGCACGATTCAGCCGTTGCTCGATCAAGGTGCGAGAGTCGTTGTTTGGGTGAACTACGCGACCGCGCAGATCGCAAGCATGAACGCGAGATGCTGCACGGGGTGGCGGTCTCACTACATCTCCAAGTACACGGCATGGGCATACAACTGCCGCAGTAAGTTGTGGGAGTTCGTGGCAAGCGGCGCTGGATCGTATGACCAAGAGTTCCGAGACACGAACACCGACCAGAACTGCCTGGTAGACGGCCAGCCGCCGCCCGACCCTGGTTCACCAACGGCCACGCCGTATGCAAGGCGTCCTGAGTGCGTGGCTCAACAGCAGAATCCGCTGCCGTGATTACCTGCCACAAGAAACATCTGCTGGCGCGATGCGCGGAGCGCGGCTACAGAGTGGCGGAGGTGCTGCCGTGCGTTATGTCGATGGACGGCGACGAGTGGACGATCGACGAGACGCATGCAGCGTACCCGGCTCAGATGAAGCAGGCCGGGGACCGATCGTTTTACGAGCCGCAGGCGCCATCCCAGCAAGGCCCGGGAACCGAACTCAAGCGGCTGCTCTCGCGCGTGGGCATTTATGCGACCGCCAACTGTGCATGCAACGCGAGGGCGGCGCAAATGGACCGCTGGGGCTGCGACGAGAGCGAGAAACGGCTTGACGAGATCGTCGGCTGGCTCCAGGAGGAGCACGCCAAACGGGCCGCGGCCCGCCAGACGATTCTCCCGTTTTCGAAGTTGGTCGCCGCGAATATCGTGAAACTCGCCATCCGACGTGCCAGGCGAAAGGAATCGACGGGTCCGAACTGACGCAGGGAGGCAGCATGCCAGTCAAAGGAAAAACAGCCGGCGACGAGATCACGAAGATCGCCCGCCGGCTGGTCGAGCTCCACCCCGAAGCCCCGGCGCGGACGCTGGGCCGGCGCTTGCAGGCGGAGGCCAACGGCGCGATCACGCTGGAGCAGGCCTACATGCGGATCCGCTATCACCTCGGCCTCCAGGGCAAGAGGAACCGAAAGGCGATCATGTCATCGGGCAGCGGCAGGATGCGACCGCAACGGAACGGCCCCGTCGAGACAATGCCCGCGAGCCTCGCCGAGCCGTGGGAGCCCTACGTGCTCGAGGTGACGGGGGCGATCGGCGTGCTCTCCGACATCCATGTGCCCTACCACGACGAGACCGCCCTACGGCTGGCCGTCGAGCACTGCAAAGAATCGCGGATCGACGCCCTGGTGCTCAACGGCGACGTCGGAGATTTCTATTCGATCTCGCGGTGGGACAAGAACCCCAAGAAGCGAAACTTTCGGGCTGAGGTCGATGCCCAGCGGCAGCTGCTGGCCTGGATGCGTCATGAGTTTCCCGAGATCCCGATCGTGTTGAAAAAGGGAAACCATGAAGAGAGATGGGACTTGTGGCTTCACCAGCACGCCCCGGAGATCTCCGACGACCCGATCATGGGCCTCGACAACTGGCTTCAGCTCGACCGTTACGGCATCGCCCTGGTTGGCGACAAGCGGCCGATCATGGCCGGAAAGCTCCCCCTGCTCCACGGCCACGAAAAGGGCACGGGGATCTCGGCGCCGGTGAACCAGGCCCGCGGCGCGTTCCTCCGGCTGCACCACACCGTGCTCGAGGGCCACGGCCACCGCACCAGCGGCCACTGCGAGCCCGACATGTGGGGCCGTGAGGTTTTCTGCTGGTCGACCGGGTGCTTGTGCGACCTGCACCCGGACTACGCGAGGCTGAACAAGTGGAACCACGGCGCCGCGATCGTGCGGGTCGACGCCGACGGCCAGTTCGACGTGGAGAACTTCCGGATCGCGAACGGAAAGGTCAGGCAGTCATGAGCCGCCCGTGGGTCTACATCGCGTCGGCCTACACCAAGGGCGACACCGCGATCAACACGCGCTTCCAGATGCGGATGTGGGACGTGCTCTTTGATGTCGGCGTGATCCCCATCGCGCCGCTCTGGAGCCACTTCCAGCACCTGCACAACCCGCGGCCCTATCGTGACTGGGTCGACTACGACAACGAAATAATCCGGCGATGCGATGCGTGCCTCCGGCTGACGGCCACCGACACCGTGCTCGACTACCGTCAAGCGGAGTCGAGCGGCGCCGACGCGGAGGTACAACTCTTCCTCTCGCTCGGGAAGCCCGTCTTCTATGAGTTCTGGGATCTGAAAAGGTGGCTCGACACGCTCGCAACGGAGGCCGCGGCATGAGGATCGTCGGGCTGGCAGGGCCGATCGGGTCTGGCAAGACGCTCGCGGCATCGATGGTGCCGGGGGCGCGGCACATCCAATGGGCCGACCCGATCTACCGCGGGATCGCGGCCATGTTCGACATCGACGAAGACATCCTCCGCGACCGGACCCAGAAAGAGACCGGGATCCCGGCCGGGGGCCTCGAGCTCGTGCCGCGGCAGCTGCTCCGCACGCTGGGCACGGAATGGGGCCGCGAGCTCGTGCATCCCGACCTGTGGGTGCGGCTGACGATGCTCCGCATCGACCGGCTCCAGGCGTCGCGCTGGGCCGACGTGTTCGCCATCTGCGGCACCCGATTCCCAAACGAGGTCGCTGCCATCCGTGACCGCGGCGGGGAGGTGTGGTGGATCGACCGGCCGGGGCTCGGGCGCGGCTCGCACAAAAGCGACCACCAGATCGGCCCGGAGGATTGCGACGCCGTCATCAGAAACGACGGCACGGTCGAGGAGCTCCGCCGCCGCGTGCTCACCGCCTGGACGGCCTACATGGGGAAATCCGCATGATCGCCGCCTACATCCTGTCCGCGTGGCTCGCGGCCGACCTGGCCACCGGGATCGTCCACTGGTGGGAGGACCGCTACGGGAACCCCTCCTGGCCGATCCTGGGCCCGCATGTCGTCGCGCCCAACATCCG